GGGAGGAGGAGGCGGCCGGTGCGTGACACCGTCATTCTCTCGCGGGCCGACCTGGCCTTCCTGCGCTCGCTGCCGCAGCGCGTTTCCTATCATCCGCTCAACGGCACCGATCGGGCGATGCGCAGCCGCATCATCCGGTTGCAGCAGGCGCGGATGATTTCGACGCGGGTGTTGGACACCGCTATGCCCGGCCTGTCGCACGCGGAAATCGTGCTGACCGAAAACGGCCGCATCGTGCTGGACGCATTCAACGTATGACCGGCATCCCGCCGGAAATCGCGGCCTTCGTCGAGCTTATCGGCGAGCACGCAACCCTGCTGCTGATCGAGTGGCACGGCGGGACGCGCATCACCATCCCGGCCGATGCCGCGAAAGGGCGGCTGGCCGGCGAGATCGGCGAGGTCGCCGCCGGCCTGCTGTTCGACCGTTACGGCCACGAGCGGGTGAGCGTGCCACTGGCCAAGGGCTGGCGCGCCCGGATATACCGGGGCCGCGGCATGAGCTACGCGGCAATCGCCAAGAAGCTCGGGTGCAACGAGGCGAGCGTCTACAAGCACCTGCACCTGCCGACCCATTTCCGTCAAATGGACCTGCCCTTCGCCGCCCCCCTTCCCCGGAAGGGGTGACCGCGCTTCGCGCGCGCACGTAGCCTGCCTTCATGCGGCATGGGGTTGGGCATCGTATGGCGGACTTGCAGGAAATCCTTTCGGCCGCGGAAGTCGCGGCGGGGGCGGCCTACGCGAAGCTGGTCGGCACCTATCAGGACGTCAACGGCTGGACAGCGGCGCATCCCGAGGTGACCGAGGGTGTGCGCATCGCGACCGCGCTGCTGCGCGCGGCCGGCGTGGATGTCTCGGCGGAGATCAAGCTGGCCGAAATCATCTGGGGGCGCATCGGCGTGCTGCTGGCGCTCGACCCCACCGTGCAAGGCCCGACCATAGGGCCGGCGCGCGAGCCGGCGTGAGGGAGGCACCATGCATCGCCGCCATCTGTTCACTCTCGTCCCGGCCACCGCCGCTGTTGTGCTGGCCGGCTGCTCGGCGTCTGGGCAGCAGACAACTGTCACGGCCCAGCAATCGCAGCAACTACAGGCGCTGATTGCCGGGGCGCAGAGTATCGAGAGCAGTCTGAGCACCAACGTCCCGCTGCTGCTGGGCGCGGTGAAGCTGTCTGCTGGCGATCAGGCGAATGTCCGCACCGCGCTGGCCGCGCTGGTGCAGGCCACCAACGCGCTGGCGCAGGCGCCGACGCTGACGGCCGGCACGCCCTACGTGCAGACGATCGAAAGCACGCTCAACACGATCGTCACCGTCGCTGCAAGTCTGCCGATCGTGCCAGAACCATACCATACCGCGCTGGTGGTTGCCGCGCTGGCGCTGCCGCCGGTCGAGGCCCTGGTCGGCCTCGAGGTGCAGCAGGGCACGGCGCTCTACGCCACGATCCAGGCCAGGAAAGTGCAGGCAGCCCCGGTTGCCGCGTCGTGAGTTGGTGGGATCGCATCGTCGCGCTGTGCGCCTGGCTCGCCGGCCGACGGGCCGGTGCGGCCGAGGCGCGGCAGGACGTTGCGCTGAAATTTGCGGAGGAGAGGGCTGATGTTGCCGAAGCGATTGCCACGGCCGTGGTTGCTATGCCTCCTCGCCGCGAGCTGCCTGACCAGTTGCGCCGCGGCGAATTCTGAGCCGACGGTGAATGGCTGCACGCTGCTGGCGCTCCGATCATACCCGCCGGCGGAACAGAGGCGCGTCGCCGATGAGATTGAGGCGGCGCCGGCCGCGGCGGTATGGCCGGGCTGGATCGAGGATTACGGCGCGCTGCGGGCGGAGGTAAGGGCATGCGCTGGCATCCGGTAATTCTTGTCGCGCTGCTGGCTGGCTGCGCCTCCCAGCAGGCCCAGCACGTCCGCGCCTGGGCGCCGGGGCATACGCTTGCCGAGTTGGAGCAGTGCGCCGGCAAGCCGACCGCTGCCGATGCGCTGGCGGACGGATCGTCCATTGCGCAATGGGATTATGCCGAGCCGAATTCCACGGCCAGTGCACCTTTGCTGGTCGGCGTCGCGGCCGATCTGGTTGATATGGCGATGGCGCCGGTTGCGCCGCTGGCGCTGCTGGCCGGGGCGGGCAGCCCCTCGGTGAGCATGAGCACGGCGGGGGCCTGCCATGCCATCGCGACGGTGCGCGACGGGCGGGTAACGCAGCTGCGCTATTCCGGTCCGAACGGCGGGCTGAGCGGGCCGGATGCGGTCTGCGCCCCGATCATGCGGGAATGCCTGCCATGAGCGGCGCCGGCGTGCCGCAGCCGAGCGATCGCGCGGTCGCCGCGCTGATCGGCTGGGAGGTCGGCGATCGGGCCGAATACGAAAAGACCGAGGCGCGCCCGACCTGGCCCGGCGACGACAGCGGCGTGACGATCGGCATTGGCTACGACCTCGGTTACGAACCGGCGATCCGCGACGACTGGGGGCCGCATCTGCCGGCGGACGTGGTGCAGCGGCTGGCGGCGGTGGGCGGGCGCATCCGGGCTGCCGCGGTGAGTGCCCTGGCCGGCCTGCACGATATCGTGGTGCCGTGGGACGCTGCCGTTGCGGTGTTCCGCGCCCGCACGCTGCCGCGCTATGTGGCGCTGACGTCGGCGACATTTCCCGGTGCCGAGCGGCTGAGCGGCGACAGTCTCGGTGCGCTGGTGTCGCTGGTCTACAACCGCGGCCCCGCCCTGGACGGTCCCACGCGCACCGAGATGCGCGGCATCTACGATGCGCTGGCCGAGGGCCGGGCGGAGGATGTGCCGCAGTTGATCCGCGGAATGAAGCGGCTGTGGCCGCATAGCGCCGATTTGTGCGACCGGCGCGACGGCGAGGCGCTGCTGTTCGAGGCGGGGCTGCCGCAAAGCATGACGGATATGGGGTGACGTGATGAGCTGGGATTTTACCGAGAACAGCGTCATCGCGTCGCTGCCGTTCGGCATTGGCATCGTGCTGCTGGCGGCGCAGGCATGGTTCGCGCGCCGGTTCGTGCAGCTCGCCCAACTCACGCAACTGACGCGGAGGGTGGAGGTGCTGGAACAGAACGCTCACGCCCCCGACCACGAGGACGTGATTGAAATCGAGCGGCGCATCGGCACGGTGGAGGCGACCGTCGCCGAGCTGCGCGCCGATATTCGCGGCGTGCGCGACGGGATCGCGCGGGTCGAGCACATGGTCACGTTGTTGGTCGAGCACGGGCTGCGCCGGGAGGGCCACCATGCTCAGTGAAGTGCTGGCCGAGGACCGGCGGTTGGTGATCCTGCTGTGCCTGAGCGAGGCGGCGGGGCATCTGAACGAGGACGTGTTGCGCCAGGGCATGCAGCGCATCGGCCACCAGGTGGACCGGACCGACGTGCGCGCGGCGATCGCGTTCCTGTGTGAGCACGCGCTGGTGCGGATTGAAAAACTGCCGATGGCGAGCGGCGAATTGTGGGTGGTGCGTCTGCTGGACGCCGGCGCCGCGGTGGCCAGCGGCAAACACCATCCGGGCGTTGCCCGGCCGCCGCTGCGGTAGCCGCCGGTGGCGCGCCTATCCTCGATCGATGTGCTGCCGGAGGCGGTGCAGGCCGAGATCGGCCGGCTGCGGCGGAACGGGCGGACGATCGACGAAATCCTCGCGCATCTGCGCACGCTCGACGGCATCGCGCCGCCGTCCCGCTCGGCGCTGGGGCGGCACATTCAGGACGTGGACACGATGTTCGCGCAGATACGCGCCTCGCGGCAGGCGGCGCTGGTCCTGACCAGCGGCACCGACGACGTGCCGGACAGCGCGCTGGCGCGGGCGAATATCGAAATGGTCCATGCCGCGGTGATGGAACTTCAGATGGCGGCGCTGTCCGGCGAGAAGCTGGATGTGGGCGCGGTGAAGACACTGGCGCAGTCGCTCGACAGTCTGGGCCGGGCGACCAAGGCCAATGTGGACGTGTTGCTCGCGGCCGAGCGGCGGGCTGGCGACCGGGCGCGGCGCGAGGCCCTGGCACAGGCGGCGGACCAGGCGGCGCAGTCGGCATCCGAGGCCGGGCTGTCGGCGGACCGGGCGGCGCAGCTGCGCCGCGACGTGCTCGGGCTGCGGCCGGTGGCGACGTGACAGTGTCCGCCGACGCGCCGGGTGCGCGCCTGCAAATCGACGATCTGCTGGCGCCGCCGGTGCTACCGGAGGGGCACGATCCGCTTGCCGAGGGCATCCTGATGGCGCACCAGCGGGCGTGGCTGGAAGATGCCAGCCCGATGAAGCTGGCGGCGAAGGGGCGGCGGACCGGCATCACCTATGCCGAGGCGCTGGGCGACACCATCATCGCGGCATCGGCCCGCTCGGCCGGCGGCGACAACGTGTTCTATGTCGGCGATACGAAGGAAAAGGGGCTGGAATTCATCCGCTATGTCGGCCATTTCGCGCGTGTCGTCGCGAAGGAACTGGCCGAGGTCGAGGAATTCCTGTTCGAGGACCGCCGCGAGGACGGCGACAGCCGGTTCATCGCCGCCTACCGGGTGCGCTTCCGGTCCGGCTTCCATGTGGTGGCGCTGTCCAGCCGGCCGGCCAACATCCGCGGCCTGCAAGGCATCGTGGTGATCGACGAGGCGGCGTTCCACAAGGACGTGGGCGAGGTGCTCGATGCGGTCAACGCGCTGCTGATCTGGGGCGGCCAGATCAGGGTGATCAGCAGCCATAACGGCGAGGAAAGCCCGTTCAACGCGCTGATCGCCGACACCCGCAAGGGGCTTTACGACTACAGCATCCACACCATTCCGTTCTCGCTGGCGGTGCGCAACGGCCTGTATGAGCGGGTCTGCCTGATGCGCGGCTGGACGCCGGACGAGGCGGGCAAGGCCGCGTGGCTGGAGAAGATTTACCGGTCCTACGGCCCCCGCGCGGAAGCGCGCGACGAAGAACTGGAGGCGATCCCGCGCCGCAGTTCCGGGGCCTATATTCCGCGCGCGCTGGTACAGCGGGCGCAGGTCGAGGGCGTGCCGGTGGTGACCTGGTCGCAGCCGGAGGGCTGGTATCTGGACGACGGGAGACTGGCGCAGACCAAGGTTTGGGTGCGCACCGTGCTGGAACCGCTGCTCGACCGGCTGGACCCGAAACGGAAGACGGTGTTCGGCCAGGATTTCGGGCGCGATGGTGATCTGTCGGACATTCTGGTCAGTCAGGAAGACCGGCCGTTGCAATGGCGCGCGGCGTTTCTGCTGGAACTTCGGCGCATACCGTTCGACGTGCAGCAATACGTGCTGTTCGCGCTGATCGACCGCCTGCCGCGGTTCGTGCGCGGCGCGCTGGACGCCCGCGGCAACGGGCAGTCGCACGCGGAGGCGGCGCAGCAGCGTTTCGGCGAACAGCGCATCGACTGCGTGAAGGCGACTGTGCAATGGTATGCGCAGTGGTTTCCGGAATACCGCGCGGCGCTGGAAGACCGGTCGTTCACGTTGCCGGCCGGCGAGGACATCGTCGCCGACCACCGGCTGGCCGTGCTGGTGAAGGGCAACCCCACGGTCGGCGAGGCGCGGTCGAAGGGCGCCGACGGCGAGTGGCGGCATGGCGACAGCATGGTGGCCTGCCTGCTGGCGTTCGTCGCCAGCCGGGTGGAACCCGAGGAATACGACTACCGGGGCGGGATCGCGGCGCTGTTCGCGCCCCCGGACGCCGCCGGGCGCTGGCACGATCGGCGGCCGGACCACGGCGACGATGTCGATAACCGCGCTCCGACGCGCGGCTGGATGCCGGAACTGCGGGGGGGCGCATGAGCATCCCGCCGCGCGAGGACAACAGCGACGACGCCGCCCGGCTGGCGCGGGCCGAGGCGGAGCTGCGCCGGCGCACCGTCGCGGCGCTGCGGCGCGCGCCGATCCGGCCTTGCTGCCGGGACGCGCGCGAGGTGCGGCGGCTGGCCGGCATCGATATGGAGCGCATCAGCGGCGCCGACATCGAGGCGCTGGATCTGCTGGCCTGGCGCTGGCGCCGCGCGCTGCCGCCCGGCCTCGCGCCGAAGCTGAACCCGGCCGATCCGGTGGTGCGGGCCGGTGGTGCGGGCAATGGAGGTTCCCATGACCGATGATGTGACGGGCCTGCTCGACCAGTTCGGCCGGCCGGTGCCGCGCAGCGTGGTCGCCGCCATGCGGGCGGAGATCTCCAACACCGACGCGATCGACGGCCGCCCGCCGTTCAGCGGCCATTTCGCCGCGCGCATGCGGCCGGAATTGCTGGGCGCGGTAATCCGGGCGGCCGACAATGGCAGCAGCCTGGAGTGGCGGATCGTCCAGGAAGAGATCGAGGAGCTGTATCCGCACTATCACGCGGTGCTGTCCAAGCGCCGCCGGGGCGTGTGCCAGTTGCCGATTACTGTGCGCCCCGCCAGTGACGACGCCGCGCATCAGGCGCACGCCGAGTTCGTGACCGACTGGCTGGAAACCGGCGTGCTGCAGGACGCGCTGTTCGACATCACCGATGCGATCGGTAAGGGTGCCAGCGTTTCGGAAATCATGTGGGAGACGGCGCCCGGCCGCGTGCGGCCGTCTCGGATGTGCTTCCGCGAGGCGCGGTTTTTCGAAATCTCGTGGAAGGACGGCGAGACGATTTGGCTGCGTACCAGCAGCAAGCCCGATCTGGAGACGATGGGCGGCTTCGCCGAGTTGGCGCCGCACAAATTCGTGCAGCACCGCCACAAGAGCAAATCCGGTCTGACCATCCGCGCCGGGCTGACGCGCAGCGTCGCGTTCCTGTGGATGTATGCCATGTTCACGCTGCGCGACTGGGCGCTGTTTACCCAGGCCTATGGCATGCCGATCCGGGTTGGCCGCTACGGGCCGGAAGCGTCAGCGGCCGACAAAAGCGTGTTGTGGCGCGCGGTTTCTTCGGTCGCCGGCGACGTCGCGGCGATGATCCCCAAAAGCATGGAGATCGAGTTCACCAAGGACACCGACCGCCGGGCCGGCAGCGAACTGTATGAGAGGCGGCTGGACTGGCTGGACCGCACCGTCTCCAAGGTAGTGCTGGGCGGCACCGCCGGCACCGATGCCACCCCCGGCAGCCACGCCGCCGGGCGCACCCACCGGGCGGTGGAGCAGGATGTCGAGCGGTTCGACGCCATGCTGCTGGGCAACACCATCACCAGGCAGCTGGTGGCGCCGATGGTGGCGTTCACGTTCGGCCCGCAGGCACACTATCCGGTGTTGGTGATCGGCCAGCCCGACCAGGTGCCGCTGGCCGAATTCACCCAGGGCGTGGCCGCCTTCGTGCCGCTGGGGCTGAAGGTGCGGGCGCGCGAGGTGCGCGAGCGCCTCGGCCTGACCGCGCCGGAGCCGGCTGACGAGCTGCTGGCGCCGGCGGCCGCGCCGGCCGCCGGGAAGCTGCCGCCATCGGGGTCGCCCGGCGATCCGGACGCCGATATGCAGACTGGCCGGCAGGTCCTTGGCCGCCTGCTGACGCTGCAGGCCGAGCAGTCGCCGGAGCTGGTGGAACGGCTGACCGACCGCCTGGCCGGGGAGGCGGCCGGCGCGCTGGCGGGGATGACCGGCGCGGTGCGTCATGCCATCGAGGCGGCCACGGACATGCACGATCTGGCGCACCGGCTGAGCCGGCTCGATCTGCCGCGGCCTGCGTTCGCCGAGGCGCTGGCGCGCGGCCTGGCGCTGGCGCATCTGGCCGGGCAGGCGGACTTGCTGGCGGAGGCGGGGCTGCGGCGTGGCTGACCCCGGGCGCGACGCGGATCGGCCGCCGCCATGACCGACGCGATCGCCGAGGCAATCTCGCTGCCGTTCGAGGAGGCGATCGACTTCTTCCGGCAGAAGACGCGCATGCCGACCGATCACTGGACCGGCGTGTGGAAGGAGGCGCACAGCCGCGCCTTCATGGTCGCGGGGGCCGCCGCTGATGCGCTGCTGAAGGACTTCCAGGAGGCGGTTCAGAAGGCGCTGGACAAGGGCACCACCCTGGTCGAGTTCCGTGCCGATTTCGACCGCATCGTGAAGACGCACGGCTGGCAGCACACCGGCGAGGCGGGCTGGCGGGCGCAGATCATCTACGAAACCAATCTCGCCACCGCCTATTCCGCCGGGCGCTACGTGCAGATGACCGACCCGGACGTGCTCCGGCATTTCCCGTATTGGGAATACCGGCATTCCGGCAGCCGGCATCCGCGGCTGATGCACCTGGCCTGGAACGGCACCACGCTGCGGGCCGATGATGCGTGGTGGGACAGCCATTATCCGCCGAATGGCTGGCATTGCGGCTGCCGGGTCAGCCCGGTCAGCGAAGGCGGTCTGCGGCGCATGGGCAAGGACGGCCCGGACCCGTCGCCGAAGGTGGTCACCCGGCCCTGGACCAATCCGCGCACCGGCGAGACGCACCAGGTGCCGGTGGGGGTTGATCCGGGCTTTGACTACAACATGGGCAAAGCCTGGAAGCAGGGCCGCGCGGCCGAGCTGCCGGTGCGCGCGCCGAACCTGCGCCCGCTCGGCCCACGCGAGCCGCAGCCGACGGACAAGCAACTGGATGCGATCCGCGATTTCGTGCGCGATCCGCGCGGCAGTGTCCCCGTTGGCCGGCTGGAGGATGCCGCGCGGGCGGCGATCCGCGCACACACCGACGAAGTGCTGCTGTCCGAACCGACCGTGGAAAAGCAGGGCATCCGACACCCGGACCTGACCGTCGATGATTATTTGTTGCTGCCGCTTGTCCTGGGGACGCCGTCGCTGGTGATCCTGGACGGCGACCGCCATGTGATCCTGTTGCAAGCCGGCGCGCGCCTGTTCGCCGCCGTGGTGAAGACGACGGAACCGCGGACGGAAAACTATGTGGTCAGCTTCCACCGCGCCCATCCGGCTGACGTGCGGCGCTGGCTGCGGCGTGGGAAAGTGGTAAGCGGCGATGCGGAGAAATGGCGCGCCGATGGGGCCTCCCCGTAACCCCACATTGCGCTCCCGCCTTGCGGCGGTGCTACGGCCGGGAGATTTGCACCGTGTCACGGCGCGCCACTGCGATCTTAGCGTGTCACCGAGGGAAATTCCAGCATGACCCGGCACTCAGCATGACCGGCGCCTCCATCACCGTGCATCTGCACGACGAGGGTTTCGCCGCCGGGCTGCACCGGCTGGCGGCGATGGGCCACAACACCGCCGGGCTGATGCGCGCGATCGGCGTCGGGCTGGTGAAGACGACGCAGCACCGGTTCGAGACCGCCACCGATCCGGCCGGCGCCGCCTGGGCGCCGCTGCTGCCCGCCTATGCGGCGATCAAGCGCGGCGCCGGCATATTGCGCGGCGCCGCGATGGAGGGCGGCCTGATGGGGAGCATCACCTTCCAGGCCGGCGCCCACAGCATACGCGTGGGCAGTAACAAGATTTATTCCGCCATCCACCAGTTCGGCGGCGAAATCAGACCGGTGAAAGCGCCGGCGCTACGGTTCTGGCTGATGGACCCCGCCAACATCGGCAAGGGGGGGAGGCTGAAAAAGGGCGCGAAGCCTATCCTGGTTTCCGGGCAGCTGGTCACCATCCCCGCCCGGCCGTATCTGGGCTTCGGCGCCGCCGAGCGGCTGGTGGTGGCGGAGGCGATCGAGAAGGAGGTGCGGTTCGCGCTGCGGGGATAAGCGGCGGTTTGGACTTCACTGACGCGGCGCTTGACCGGAGTCGAGTCCAAAGCGTAGCGTTCGGGCGGGGTGTGAGAACCTCTTCGTGGAGTTGCCAATGATGACCATCCGACCGACGCATGGCAGGATGCCCCTGCCGGGGGCTGCTGGCGCATGTCCAAGGCGCAAGCCCAAAGGCCAGCAGACCGTCTCCACGCGGTTCTCAACCCCCGGCGCTGCGCCCGCCGCGCAGCAAGGCGCTGTGAGAAGCGCTCGTGGAGACATCCCATGCAAATCTACGTGGACCCCAAGCACCCGACGCATGCCCTCGACAGCGTGCGCTGGCAATTGAAGATGCTGATCTGCCTGCTTTCGCAGGACTGCAAGGGCAGCATGTTTCTGGACGATGAGGCGCTGGTCGGCATGTGCGAGCTGCTGCACACGCTCGCCAACACCGTTACCGAGGTCGGCGAACTGGCCGCCCCGGCGAACAGGAGGGCGGCATGAACGCCATGATGACGACGACGCTGCACTACCAGCGGCACGCGCTTGAGGCCGTCCATATGGCGGGCCAGATGTGGCTAAGGGGGGGTCAGATTGCACCCCCCCTTGGCTATGCGGATGAGCGCAATTTGCGGCTTCTCTACACCCGCCATGAGGGCGAATTCACGGCCGATGAGACGCGGGAGGTTACGCTCCCAACCGCAGGTGGAACGCAGGCGGTGCGCGTGTTCTCTCTGCGCGGTGCACGCTTGCTCGCGCTCCTCGCGAGGACGCCGCCAGCGAAAGCGTTCCGGCGCTGGGTGCTCGACCTTCTGGAAGGCAAAGTCCGCCACCAGCCGGCACAGGCATCGCTGGCGCTCCCGGGCACCTACCAGCTTCCGGCCGATACCGTGCGGGCGCTGGACGAAGTCGCATCGCTGCTGGAACCCGGGCATCCGGCACTGGCGGCGCTGCAAGACCTGCGGATCGGCGCCCGGCCGCTGCCGTCCGATCCGGCACTCGACCATCTCGCCGAACGCTTCCGCGGTGTGCGGACGATGCACGGCGAGGTGAACAAGGGCTATCGGGCCATCGCCCAGGAAGCCCGCCGCTATGGCTATTCCTGGGAAGCGGTAAAGCTGGCGGCGCGGGCAGAGTGAAGCCCACGCCGATCGGCGCGCGGCTGCGCGCCGCGCGCATCCGGGCGCGCTATAGTCTGGATGAGGTGGCACGATACGCGCATGTGTCGAAGCCGAAGGTGGTTTCCTGGGAAGCAGACAAGGCGCCTCCCTCGGAAGCAGAGGCAGCGCGGCTTGCCCGCGTGCTTGGCTTGTCGCCAGCGGCGCTTTTCGGCGAGACGGCGCTGGTGGCGATGGGGCACGATCCGGCTGCCGTCGCGCAGCTTGCGGCGGCGGCGCCGACCGGCGCCCGGCCACGCCAGAAGCTGCGCGGACACGACAAGCCCGAGGGCACGCGGTTGCCGGTCCGGCGGTGCGGCGGATGCGGCCGATGGGTCGGTGATCTGCGGTGCGGCCGGTGCTTCGGGCCCCCGGCGGAAATCGCCCCCTCCGCCGGCCAGGGAAGCCCGGCTATCGGTTTTTCCCGTGAGCACGGGGAAACCCCACCCCCGAACCCTGACCGCCCTCTACGCCCGCCTGTAGCCGTTCTGCCGAACCCCCGCTAATCTGCCGCTCGCCGCCCCGGTCGCGCGCACGACCGGGGCGGCGCCCCTTCCGCG